AAAGTGATTCTCAAAAGGATTGAGTTTCATTTCACAAGGTCAAGAGGAGAAAGCTGGAAAGTTGAGAAGTTAAACTATATTGGGAAATATACTTTTTACATTTCGAACAGGCGGTATTTTAAAACTGAGGAAAAGGCAAGAAAGTTTTATGAGGAAAGATTGAAGGAGTTGAGAAAGTGAAGTGGTTTGGTTTGCCTGAGAAAGAAGCGAAGAAGTTGCCTGAAGAAATAAAAGGATTGTTGAAAGAGTGTGTTCTTAAAGAAGATTTTGAAAAGTCCCATAAACTCCAGATTTTTATGCTAAAAAAGGAAAGAAAAGAAACCCAGAAAACAATCAAGCATTTACAAGACCAGATTGGTTTTTGGGTTGATAGAGAAGCAAGAAAACAAGCAGGTGGTAAGGAATGAAATATGTGTGTATTCTTTGTGATGAAAAATTTGGTTCTAAAAAGTCTTTGATTTCTCACTTAGAGGATGAGATTGATATGGCTCAAGAAGAAGCAATGAACGCAGAATAGCAAACTGACAAAAACAACAAAAAAACAGGTGGAAAAGAAATGAATCTTGATGAGAGTGAAAGAGGCGATTGAATGAGCAAAACTTTGAGAAAATATATTGATACTAAAAACAGAGAGCTATATGTTACTGCTTTTGTTGCAGGAGAATATGGCGCAGGTATTCAATTTACAACAGGCAAAAATGATTACTGTTGTTTATCCGAAAATCAAATAAAGGATTTAATCAAAGTTTTAGAAAACCGACTTAAAAGAAAGAGGGGATATAGGGCAACTGATTGGGGCGAAGGAAAAGAAGTTCATCCAGAAATAACAGAGGCGGTTGAATGACTGAGAAGGTTTTTGTGTGCGAGTGCGGAAGCAAAAAGCATTATGCCAAAGGATTGTGCCAAAAATGCTATGACCGTAAATATTTTCAAAAGCCTGAAGTTAAAGCAAGACGAAAAGAATATTTAAGAGAATATTTTCAAAGGCCTGAGAGTAAAGCAAAACTAAAAGAGTATCACAGAGAATATTATCAAAGGCCTGAGATTAAAGCAAAACAAAAAGAATATATGAGAGAATATTACCAAAGACCTGAGATTAAAGCAAGACGAAAAGTGTATTTGAGAGAGTATCGTCAAAGACCAGAAGTTAAAGCAAGACAAACCAAGAATATGAAAAAGTAAGAAAAAAAATAATTGAATAAAAGACCAGAAGTTAAAGCAAGACAAACCAAGAATATGAAAAAGTAAGAAAAAAAATAATTGAATAAAAAAAAGAGGTAAAAAAAATGAAAATATGTTACGTTATTCCAAGCGGTTTCGTCTGCGGAGGAAACAGAATAGTAGGAATTCACTGCAGGAAACTGGCAGAAAGAGGGCACGATATGTCAATTGCCTTGATTAATCCTTACATGTTTCCAAGGAATTGGATTCAAAAAATAGCAGGAGAAAAAGTCAACATAATCGGATTCAATTCCCCAAACATCAACTTCAAAGAATTTGATGCAATAGTTGCAACATACTTTCAAACAGTCTTCAACATCAAGGAAATAGAGAACCGATTGTCAAACTCATGCGAAAAATATTACTTTGTTCAGCAATTAGAGAACAGAATGGTTGACCACCCGCTTGAAAAAGCAGCCGCAACCTACACTTATTCTTTGAAAGATTTCAGGTTGTTCACAGAAGCCAGGTGGATTCAAAAAGATTTAGAGGCTTGGGGCAGGGATGATGTTTCCCTTGTTCCAAACGCTCAAGAGCTTCCGAAAAAAGTGAAGTTGCTGCCACGTTCTAAGCGAAAGGTTGTGTTGATTGAAGGAAGTCTTGCTCCAAAGAAAGGGGTTGCAGATGGCTTGAGGGCTCTTGATGGGTTGGACTGTGACAAGTGGTTGTTAACTAATTCTCAGAAAGAACAATGCAGCGGGCTCGGTTTTGACAAAGTCTTCTCCCGGGTGTCATGGGTTGAAGCGCTTGAAGTAATCAAGACAGCTGACATCTTACTAAAACCTTCTTATTTGGAAGGTTCTCCTACTCCGCACATGGAAGCAATGGGTTTGGGAACTGCTTTGGTTTCCACCAACTGCACAGGTGTTGAAGAGTACTGTGTTGATAAGTTCAATTCCTTGTTATGCAATGTGGGAGATGTTGGCTGTATGCGTTCAAATATTAGGCGTTTGCTGTTGGATGATGAATTAAGAGGAAAACTTGTTGCTAATGGCTTGAAGTCTGCGGAGGGTTTTTCTTCTTGGAAACCTTCTATTGACAAGCTTGCTGAGTTGTTTGATTGGAAAGAAGGCTTGTTTGGTTTTGTTAAAGAAACAAAAAAAGACAGGTGGGAAGATGAAGTGTGATTTGATTCAGGGTAATTGTTTGGAAGAATTGAAGAAACTGCCTGATGAATCTATTGACTTGGTGCTGACAGATCCGCCTTATAATATTAGTCAAGATGGAAAACAAATAACCAGAAATAATTTAAAATTTGGAGTTTATAAAAGAGATACTTCAATAAAACTTGATTTTGGAGAATGGGATAAGATGTCAGAAACAGATTATTTATCTTTTACTGAATGTTGGTTTGCTGAAGTAACAAGGACAATGAAACCAAAAGCGTGGATTTACATTTTTTTTGATAAGATGAGAATTGGTTATTTTGATTTGTTTCTGGCTAAGAAATATGGGATAAATCCTAAAACAATAATTGTGTGGAATAAAACAAATCCCACCCCACAATTTAGAAAAGCTAATTGGACATCTGCATCAGAGTTTATTTGGGCGGGAACAAAAGGAAAAGCAGGATTAAAAAATTTTGGAAGACAAACTGAGATGAAATCTTATTTTTTAAGTCCAAATAAAAGTAGTTATGGCAAAACTTCTCACCCTACTGAAAAGCCAGTTGCATTGTGTGAATATTTAATCAAACCTTCAACTTTTGAAGGTGATGTTGTGTTGGATTGTTTTATGGGTTCTGGAACTACTGGTGTTGCGTGTATGCGACTTGGAAGAAAATTTATTGGAATTGAAAAAGAAAAAGAATACTTTGAAATTGCTGAAGCAAGAATCAAACCATTCAAAGAACAAACAAAATTAGCAAAAAAAGGAGTAGTGGTTAAATGAAAACACTGGTTATAGGAGGCGCAGGATATGTTGGCTCTGTTTTAACAGAAAGGCTTGTTGGCAGGGGCTTTGATGTAAAAATCTTTGACAACTTCCTGTTTGGAACAGAAGGACTAAACAATGTCAGGGACAGAATAGAGCTTGTTAAGGGAGATATGCGAACACCGCCTGAAGACTTGTTCAAAAACATTGAATCAGTTATTTGTCTTGGCGGATATTCCAACGACCCAATGGCTGAGTTTGACAGAAAAAGAAATTTTGAACTCAACAGAGATGCGGTTCTTAAATGTGCGGGGATATCCAAGAAATTGGGAGTTAAAAAGTTTGTTTACGCTTCAACGTGCAGTATTTATGATGTTAGCGAGTTAAATGAAGATGTTGAGTTCACAGAAACAAGCAAAGTCAATCCAACATCATCTTATGGGCAGAGCAAACATGAGGCAGAGAAGGGCCTTAACAGGTTGGCTGACAAAAACTTTGAAATTGCTATTCTCAGGAAAGGAACTGTGTTCGGTTGGAGCCCAAGAATGAGGTATGACCTTGTAGTCAATACTTTTGTAAAAGATGGGCTGGCAAAAGGCTGGATTTCTCTTTTCAATGGCGGGGAAATATGGCGACCTTTGATTCACATTAAAGATGCTGCTGATGCTTACATTCAGGCGATTTCTTCTGACTTCAAAGGAACTGTGAACATTGCTTATGACAACTATAGGATTTCAGAAGTTGCAATGCGGGTTTATGATATATTTAAAAGCCACAATCTTCCGCTTGATTTTAACCTGCAATATTCCAATATGCCTGTGAGAAACTATCGTGTGAACACAGACAAGATGAGAAACAAGCTTGGCTTCAAGCCAAGAATAGGAATCCAGGAAGGCGCTGCTGAAATACTTGAAAAAAGCAAAGAAATTAATACTTCCCGCCCGCTTTATTATAATATTGAATGGTTAAAGCTTGTGAGAAAAATTCAAAGTGAAATAGGAAACAGGGAGGTGTGAAAATGAAATTGATGATGTCTAAAGAAGAAATGAAAAAAGCATTTTGCAAAGCGATTGATGAAAGTAAAAAGATAGTCAAATATGAAATATCTACTTTTGGAGAAAACAAAAAATACACAAGAGTAGAAATTGTGGTTGAAACAACAGAGTTTGAAAAATTTAAGGTGGAAGAATGAAAATTCTAATAACTGGTGGGGAAGGACAACTTGCCTATGACTTAATCAAGGAACTTGAGAAAGACCACGAACTCGCTTGGTATTCAAAAGAAGGAATGGACATAACAAACAAAGAGCAATGTGAAAAAGTTATTGCAAAAGACAAGCCAGACATAGTCATTAACACTGCTGCTTTTCACAATGTTGATGAGTGCGAGAAGAATCCTCAGAAAGCGTTTGAAGTTAATGCTTTTGGGGTTAAAAAATTGGCTGAGATTTGCAAAAAGAGTAATACGAAACTTGTGCATGTTTCAACAGACTATGTGTTTGGAGATGGGCCTGCAATAGACCTTGCCGAACATTTTGTTCCAACCCCGATGAATGTGTATGGGTTGAGCAAATATTTGGGAGAACAATTTGTTGAAAGAATCCTCAAATATAATAGGTTTTTAATTGTAAGAACATCTGGCTTATTTGGAGTTAAAGGACCAAGCGGAAAACCTTACAACTTCATTGACTTAATGTTAAAACTTGCAAAAGAAGGAAAACCAATCAAAGTTGTTAACGACCAACAGTTTTGCCCAACATTCACAGAAGACTTAGCAAAGATGTTGAAAAAAGCCATTGAAAACAAAGCCAATGGTTTTCTCCATTTAGCAGGGGGTGGTGATCCTTGCACTTGGTTTAAATTGGCGAAGTTTGCAATAAAACAAGCAGGGCTTGAAGCAGACATCAAACCACAGACAACAGAAGAAAGCGGTGCTATTGCAATACGCCCAATTTATTCAGCTCTTACAACAAACCACGAAAAATATATACTTAGAGATTGGAAAGAAGCAGTAAAGGATTATTTAGTAAAAAAAGAAGAATATGAAGAAGCAAAAACATTCTTGGAGGAATGATATAATGACTTATGGTAAACCAAAAAGAGATGGCTCAGGCAAAGGAGTCCGAGCAAACAGAAAAAGGAATCCAGCTTGTAAATAAAAACGGAGGCGATGTAAATTGGAACCAAAAGTAATTGATTTGGAAAGACATCAAGATGACAGAGGATACTTGTATGAGGTTATTCATGGCTCTGACAAGTTTATGGATAAGTTCGGGCAGGTGTATGTGGTTGGAAACCCAGTGAGAGGAATAGTGCGAGCATACCACAAGCACAAAGAATTATGGGACTACTTTCACATAATCAAGGGAAGTGCAAAGTTTGTAATATGGCATGAAAGTCAAGAAAACACAGAGTTAGATAAAGTAGATAAAAAAGTGTTTGTCCTATCAGATAGAAAACCACAACTTTTAATAGTCCCTGCAGGTTGGTATCATGGGTGGCAATCGCTTGAAGATGACACAATCCTTGTTTCAACCGCAAACAGAGAATACAATCATTCAAATCCTGATGAGAAACGAATAGACCCATACTGTCTTGGGGCTGACATTTGGGAGGTTGAGTATAAATGAAACTTGACTTGGGATGCGGGAAAAACAAGCACGAAGGATTCATAGGAGTGGACAAAAGAGACATTCCGGGAGTAGACATCATTCAAGACCTTGAACAAGGACTGCCCAACATCGCTTCAAACTCTTGCAGTGAAATCCTCGCATCCCACGTAATGGAACACATTCACGACATCTTTCCTCTAATGAAAGACTGCCACAGGGTGTTGAGAAACGAAGGAAAAATGACTATTTTAGTTCCTTCACCTAAATCCCCCTACTTCTTTGGAGACCCGACTCATGTCAAGTTTTATGGTTTAAGCAGTTTTTCAACCTTTTTTGGGCATGAAGGAAAAGGAATGGAAAGAGCTGATTATGGCGTGGATTACAAATTCAAAACAGTTGAAAACACAGAACAAGAAAACGAGTTTGACAAAACCATTGAAATCAAAACTGTGCTGGAGGCGATGAAGTGACTTTCTTCTCAGTAGTGATTCCTGTTTACAACAGGTATGAACAACTTGAAGTGGCTTTGGATTCAGTTAGAAATCAAAGCTTTAAAGATTTTGAAATAATAGTAATAGACGACGGCTCAGACAACAATGAGAAAATCCAAGCAATATGCACTAAATTCGGAGCAAAATACAAAGCCATAAGGCATTCGGGAATATCAGTAGCAAGGAATGCTGGGACTTCTCAGGCAGAAGGAAAGTATATTGTGGTTCTTGACTCTGATGATGCAATGCTTCCAGACAGGTTAATGATTACAAAGCAGGCAATTGACTTGTCAAAAGCAGACTGGATTTATGGGGATTCATTAGGAGCTTCAGAAATAGGCGGGTTCAGAGAATTCAACAGCAGAGCAATTAGCTTAGAAAGGCTCATGACAGGAGAAACTACCCATGTTTCATGGGCGGTTAAAAAAGACACATTGGAAAAAGTAGGCGGGTATGATAAAAGACCAAAAGTAAACTACAGGGGAGGAGACGATTTTGAGCTTTCTCTTCGGTTGTACAAAGCAGGTACAAGCTCTTTTTGCATTGATTTGCCTTTAACTTGGAGAACTCTCGTTGGAAACGACAGGATAACTAAAACCAATCTCATGAAAAGATATGCTATTGTAAAAGAACTAAGAATAGATTTTTTAAAAAAACTCGGACACAGGCAAAGATTTAAAGTGTTGGAAAATATTGGCATTAATGAGGGTGTGAAGAAAAGGCAGGAAAAATTAGGAAATGTAATTTCAGTGATTTCAACGGTTTATAAGGACAGAATAAAAGACGTTAAAAGATTCATAGAATTTTATGATAAAGAAGAATATCCTTTTTTTGAAGTGGTTCTTGTTTCAGATGTTCCAATCGAGTTTAGAAGAGACTGGTTGATAAACATAATCAGCGATTACCCTGATCAACCAAGGGCTTCCATGAAAAATGACGCATTAAAACTGTGTTCCGGAGACTTAATTTTGTTCCAAGACATTGATGTTTTCCCAGAAAATCTTCAAGCGATAATCCAGTCAACGAAAAGGTTTCCTGAACGAGGAATAATTCATTCAAAAATATCCCAAAAAAAAGATGGTTCTTGGGGAACCACTGATGATGAGTGGAGGCTGAAAAAAATCAGCAACAACGAACCTGTATGGAAGTTAATGGGCGGGGGAACATTCAGCATTCCAAGAGATTTGATTACTGTTAAATGGGATGAAAGGTTTGATGGTGCTTGGGGGCTTGAAGATAATGATTTTGGACTGCAATTGTCTGAAAAAGGAGTGAACCTTGTTTATGATGAAAAATCTGTGTTCAGGCATTACTGGCATCCTGAAAAAAGAGACATATCTAACAATCTAAAAAAATTTGAAAGAAAATGGGGTTGCGTATGAAAAATATAACATTAATAACCGGAGTGTCCTGTTCTGGAAAGGAAGAAACATTGAGAAACATGATGCGTTTCAAAACACATGATTACTGGTTGTCTGCAGAAGCTTTCAACATTGAAAGGGAAAATTATTGGGAAAAAACAATTGCTTTTGTAAAAGACACTATTGGAGGAAACTATTTAATAGAGGGTTTTCCAACATGGAACAAGCAAGCAATGGAAGAATTGAAAAAAGCATCAACAAGAATCAGTTTTATAGTAACTTATGCCCCTGATTTTCTGCTGAAAGAAAGACAGGCACATCAAAACCTTAACGTCCCAATAAGCGAAGACAACCATTATTTTTACAAAGACCTGATGGAAACATACAAAAACAGTTCATTTGGCTTTATAGGTTTTATAAACACAGGAAAATCATTTGAAATAAAGACATTCAATTCCTTTGAAGAGTTTGAAAAGGAACTGAACGAAATCAACAGGCTGCCAACAAGAACAGATATTACTGAATTTATAAGCACTTGCCCTAAAGACCAGTATAACGACATAGAATTACCACACTACAAAGTAAATGGTTGCGTTCCCTGCAAAATGTCTTGGAAAAAAATAACTGAAATGGGTGTGAACTTCAAAGACAAAACAGTGGTTGACATCGGCTGCAACGAAGGATACTTCTTGTTCAAAGCAAAGAAAGCAGGAGCAAAAAGATGCATTGGGTTTGACAACAACAAGAAATGCATTAAAAATGGAAAAAAGATTGCTTGGCTGACACAAACTCCTGTTGACTTTCTTTTAAGAAACGTAAACTACCAAGCCCTCAGAATCAAAAGAGACATCACACTATGTTTGAACATGCTGCACTATACGGGTGGAAAAGCCCTGTTTAATGTATTCGATTCAACAAAAGAAGCAGTGTTCGAAATCAACAAAGAACAAGAGAAAGAAGTTGAAGAAGAAGCAAGCAAAATGAAATTTCAATTAGTTAAAAAAATAGAAGGAAGAAAAAACAGGTGGATTTTATGGTACAAAAAAGATTTAATAAAAGATGAAAAGGTGGTTAAATGACTGATAAAATAAAAGTTGGCTTTGCAGGAAACATGCATTACTTTGAATGCACTTTGCCTTTCGGAAGCAAGCGAATAGACTTCAAGCAATTTGATGTGCGGGGAGACTTAACCGACCCGGAAAGATACAAGTTTGTCCTCGACCACAAAAACGAGTTTGATGCCTGGATATTTTTCAGAGGAGAGTTCTTGTCTCCAAAGTATGCTCAGGAATTAAAGGGAGTGAAAATAAACATTTCAACCGAGCCAGTGGAAAGAAGCGACACACTCTATTGCCTGCAGCAGTTGAAAGGAATTCCTTTCGACAAATTCTTTCACTATGACAAGACACACATGAACTTCATCAAGGCAAAAACAGGGATTGAAATGCAGGAATTTCAACTTCCAGTGGACTTGACAACTTTCAAACCATTGCCAGTGCGAAACAACCCAAGCTGGGACGTGGGTTTCTTAGGGCGTTCAACAGACGCCAGGGAAAGGCACTTTGACTTGCTGACTCCAAGAAGAGAAGCTTACATGGGTTGCCTGAAAAACAATTATCATTTCCTGCATATTGCTCACGGAATGCATGGAAGCGAGTTGAATGCTTTGCTGAACAGAACAGCTATTTCCCTGAACATTCACATCGGAGCCTACAACCAGCTGGAAAACAGGGTTCAAAAACTCTTAGCAGCAGGTTGCTTCGTGTTATCTGAGAAACTGACTCATGAAACAGACCTTGTTCCACACAAGCACTTTGTTCCATTCGGAAACGCTACAGATTTAAGGGACGAGATAGCTTATTACTTGGAGAATAAAGAAGAAAGGGAAAAGATTGCTGATGCAGGCCGTGCTCGGGTTGAAGAAAGGTTTGATGCGGTTAAACAATGGGAATATTTGCTTGAGGAGGCAGGATTATGAAAGCATTGGTTACAGGCGGAGCAGGCTTTATCGGCTCGCATTTAGTGGAGAAACTTTTAGAAGAAGGATGGGAAGTTACAGTAGTTGACAACCTGTCTGGAGAAAAAGAATACAATTACGATGGAAGAGAAAGAATAATTTTTGAATGGGTAAAAACTAAAGAAGATTGCGCATTCAAACAACAAGACTATTCAAACGCAAAAGTCAAAGGATTCGACACAGTGTTTCACTTCGCAGCAAACAAAAACGTTCAAGAATCAATCAAAAACCCAGCACTCGCAATGCAGGAAATAGAGAAAGCAGGAGCATTCCTTGAAAAATGCGAACAAGCAGGAGTAAACAAGCTCGTGTATGCTTCAAGCGCTGCTGTGTACGGAAACGTTCAAAAACACCCGGTTGGAGAAGAAACAGCATGCAACCCCCTAAGCCCTTACGCAGTATCCAAATTAGCGATTGAAAAACTCTGCCAGTACTATGCCAAGCGAAGGAAAATGCTGGCAGTTTCTCTCAGGTTCTTCAACGTGTACGGGCCCCGCTGTACCGGAGATGTAACAACAGTTTTTGCAAAAAACATTTTAGAAGGAAAAGACTGTGAGATATACGGAGATCCAGAGAGAGATTTCGTGTTCGTGAAGGACGCAGTTAAAGCAGCTTACTTGGCAGCACAAGACTCGAGTTATGGTGCGTTCAACATTGGCTCAGGGGATTGCGAAAGAATTAAGAACGTGTACTCGCAAATAGCTACTCTTCTGGATTCAAACAAGATGGCGGTTCAAAAGCCACAGCGGTTAGAGCCACAGAAGTCGCAGGCAAAGATTTTGAAAGCTTACAGGGCTTGGAATTGGCTCCCAAAAACAAGCTTTGAAGAAGGTTTAAAAGAAACAGTGGAAGCGTTGAAATGAAGAAAAAAATAATTATTCATTCAAAAGATAAGAAATGTCCAAAAATAATTAAAAATATTTTGCCAAAAGGATATGACGGCATTCTGAAAATAACAGTAGAGAATTTTTAAAAAAATAAAAAAAAATATAGTGGCTTCAGGGAAGAAGCCAACAAAACGCTTTGTAAAACAATGAATAGCATAACACAACTATGCCACCGCAAAGCAATAGCCAAAGCGAAACGCCTACAAAGTAAGCAAAAGCCAAGCCAAATCCCTCGTTTACCAACATAAAGCAAACGGAAAGAAACAATCCGAGAACAAGCCAAGCTAAACAAGCTATGATAGACAGCAAAAAAATCTTAAAGCCATCAACCACAGACAATTCAGGCAGTTTCATCTTTTTCACCTCCTTTGAGTTTTTCTGCTTCTTCAGAAACAGAAACATTTGCCAACTCATGAAGTCTTTTCAGCTCTCGCTCTATTCCTTCATATCCTGCTGAATCAAGCAGTTGGGCTTTTATGGCAACCATAATGTCTTCAGACTCATAATTGCCAAGATTGACTTTTTTCTTCTGGGAAACAGTCAGCTCAATCATTCCAATACCTCTGCACGATTCCCCTTTAAAACAGCAATAGCATTTTTTAGCTTAGCCTCTGCTTCTTCCTTATTGGAAAAATTGCAGTAAACCTTTACCACTCCTGTTTTAGAGTTTCCAATTTCAACACTATCCTGAAACTGAAGCCCTTTATCCTGAAACTGAAGCCCTTTAATTAATTCTTCAATTTCCTTCTGCAATTCTTTGTCCATTATACCAACTCCTTTTGGTTTTTTATGTATTCTGTGCCAACGGCACAATGGCACTATTTGGCAGTGCCTCTTCTTTTATTCAACTTTTTTAAACAGCGGAAATAAGTCCGCCTGCTTAAGCCAAAATCTTCTTTGAATAACTCAATCTGTTCCTGCTTTGCTAAATCCGAATGGTCTAAAATCCACTGAAGGCGCTCATCAAAGGAAAGGATTTGGGAAAACAGCAACCGCCAGCGTTTTTCTGAATAAGAAACCATATCAAAGCCTTTAAACAGCGTGCGCAAAGAGATATTATTGCACGCTGGAGTCATGTTTTCTTTCAGGTATTTTACAACTGCCATTCTTTCCTTTGCTGTTGTGGTTTTATATTTCTGCTTTGCAATGATAAAAAACAATTCAAGCAATTCTTTGTGGGAAAAATCAAGCTCAAGTAAAAGAGGTCTGGATAATAACGCCCTTAAGGAAAGAGTGTTATCGGGAAGCTCGTTTGTTGCAATAATAATAGAGCCTGTGTATTCAAATCTTTCAGGCACTCGCAGCCTCTCGCTTGTGGTCTGGTAATTAAGAAAACGCTTGCCTGCGACTTCCTGAAGTGCGGGCTTTAAAATTTCAACAGCTTTCGGGTTTTCAAAAATGCTTGAACCAACATCGTCAAGAAACAAAACCTTCCCGTTGTGCTTATAAAGCAAATGATATAGCCCAAGCGGTGTTATTGAACCGCTGAAATGCTCAAATTCAACGCCAGAAGTCCCGAGCTTCTGCATTATCCTGTGGGATTTGCCTACTCCAAATGACCCATAAACAATAAGAGAATTGGAAAACCCGCCAGCAACCATTTCAACATAATCATCAAGCATCTGATAATATTTCTTAATCTTTGGGTTTGCCTCTTTTACAATGCGCTCAATGTTTTCGGAAAACTCTTTTTCAGCATACTCAACAACAGAAGCAAGCTCTTCAACCTCTGCTTTTTTCTCTGCTTCAGGAAGATTAACGGGTGGAGAAACGCCAATAAGCTTAATCAAATTCTGCTTGTTTTCAGAATAAGTTAAAGAGGCATCAACTTCAGCAGTCCAATCAACAGCGTCTGGCTCAATACCACAATTAGATTTAAACCAATCCTGCAGTTTCTTAATCTGCAAGGTCTTATTCATCGGCTTATTTTTTTGAACCATCTTATAAACTCCTGTTCGCTGATGCCTCTTTTTTAATTAAGGTCTTTTTCTATTTGCTTTTTTTCACACTATTTGCCCCGTTTGGTATAGAGGTATTGACTTATTTAGGTGCGAAAAACATCATATTATTGAACCATCTTTTTTGAATTTATAATTATTCATCTCAAAAACATCTTTTAGAAACGCCTCGCCCCAATAACAATCAATGACGCTATAACCATAATCTTCTGCTTTCTTACAAATCTCATCATATACTGCCCTAAACCTGTTAATTTCCTTCTCTACTATTGTATAATTTCCCTCTTTTGTTGTTGCGGAAATACGAACAGCTTGCGAGTGGAAATAACGCCCAATAGAAGTAATGAAATAAAAATTATCCCTCCACTCAAAACGCCCGACAAACTGAAACCCGTCGCCTTGCGAATGTGTTAGAGAATAATAAACCTCAAACGCTGAATCGTCAGCAATTTTTATGCCTTTGTCCGTAAGCTCTGCCTCAACAAATTCTTTAAGGTCATCCTGCAAAAACTCAAAGTCTTCAGCATCTATAAAATCCTGCCTTGCCTTCTCTTTTGCTTCCTCACTCAATTCATTATAATCATATACCCAAAAAAACCTTTTTTCCATATCATCAACTCCGTTTATTTTCCCACAATTTTTTATTATCTAAAACACAAGAAATCCCTTCTAAAAATGCCAAAGTTTTTTCCGCATCTTTTAAACTTTCAGTATATATTGCAGTTTCACCCTTATATAGAAACCCATTTTTCACAATAATATTAAACTCTTTTAAATGTGCCTTGATTGTTTTGTTTATTAAATCCACAATATCAACTCCGTTTCTTTTTTGCTTTTTTTAAATCCTTTTCAACCTGTGTTTTAATCGTAAATGGACATCAAGGTTAAGGTATTTTTTATTGCACACTGGGCAATTCTCCCACTTCCTGCTATTGTTCACTTCCATAATCCTTTTTGTGCTGTTTTGAATAGCAGAAGCTGATTTATAAACCCCATCATAAAGCTTGTGTCCCTTTTTGAAAGAAAAAGGGTTATTTCCGATGTGTAAATTTGCGAGGTATTTTTCCTTTTGTTCTTCAAATCTTTCTTTTTTCTTAGCTTCAACAGCTGAAGAAATAAGGGAAAGGTTATGCGGAAAACCAAACCTTTCTTTATATGCGTTTGCCCGAATATTATGCTTGTGGAAAATATGGCTTCCCAAATGCTCAAACCTATGCCCGCAAATACGGCAAACTGTTCTGTCTTCTTCAGAAAAAGGGTGTTTTGAAGCCATTATTTACCCTCTTTCTTTTCTTCTTTCCTAAGCCCTTCGAGGAAGCTGACGGCTTCTGTTTGTAAATCCCCACAAATTAGTTCATCGCATTCAGGACAGAAAAACCCATCTGCATCGAACCCTTCTTCAGAATCTGGGGAATCTGCAAACTCATACTCGCCGTTATTGTGCTTCTCAAAACGCCACCATTGAGCAACAATTTCTTTATGGAGTAAAAAGTTAATTTCTTTTTTACAATGCGGACATTGAACCATTTATTTAGCCCCCTCTTTTTTTTCTTTTCCCTTTTCTTCTTCTTTTTCGTGAGCATCTGAAAGGTCTGAAATTAATTCCTTGAGCAATTCCTCAACTCGATAATAAAGGTCTGAGCGGGTAGTAAAAAAAGCCTGCGTGGCAATGGCTTCTGCTGGCTCTTTTCCTTCCCAAAGCCCGGAATCTTCCTCAACGTTTCGGGAAAGGTCAAGAATCCGCGCGCAAGTAGTCAGCTCGCTGTCATAATCCCCTGCCCAATCTTCACGAAGAAAACTATACCAAGCACCGTCAAGAAAGTTATGGAGTTTGTCGTATATATCCCAATCCTGATATATAGACTCGTCAAAAACATAGTTTTCATCCCAGCCTGCTTTTAGTTCCTCTTGTATTATTTTTTCAAGTTCTTCTTTCCATTCAGCTATAAAATCCTGTGCATATTCATCTATTGTTTCGCTATATGTTTTCATTTTTTAGCCTCCATTATTTCTTTTTTCCTTTTTTTGTAATTCTCTAATTCTATTTTTAATTTTGCTCGCAATAATTGGAATTTCCGCAGGTCATCGGCAGCGAAAGAGCTTTCATAGCCTGCTTTTTTGTAATCCTCGATGAAAAAATCAAGGGCAAAAATAAGCCTTTTAAATTCGGCTATTGAAAGCTTCACTTCAACCACCCCGCAAGGCAACGGCACACCGTGAGCTGTGCATGCGCCTGCTTCCGCAGCTCAACACGCAACGGCAAAACCCTACACCTGCGCCAGTCATTCATGCCAAAAACCTATATAATTACGCTGTTCTCGTATATAAACCTTTGCCTAAAAAAAGGGAAAAACTCCCAAAACACAACAATATAAAAATAACTAAACAAAATGAACGAAAAACAAGCAATACAAGCCCAAACAAGCCACAATTCGCAAAAAAAGCACAACTAAATTAACTTTGGAAAGTTTCCCCCGTGCGAAAAGTTATTTTTCACTGTCGTATTACGTTTTTGCGCAAAGAAAAATAAAAAAAAAAAAAACAGAATTTCTATATTTCCAACTCCTAAAACCCCTTATATCGCCGATTTAAGCCATTTTATGTTTTTGGTTTTCTCCCAAAACACCTCTTTTTCAATCCACATAATTATGTTATTTATGTGGGTTTATTTTTGGGATTTTTTTGGGATTTTTTTCATATAAATTCTGTGTTTCTTTTTGCTCTTTCTCTGCTTTCTTTCATTTGACCATAGATTTTTTGAAAAGAGTTCATTTTTTTTCACCTCTTATGGATATACTCTTTTGTTCTTTATATTTGTTTCGGTTGTTCGGGTTGGGTGCAGGGCGGCAGGGAACAGCCCGCCAGCTAATACACCCTATGCCTATGGCACTATGGCACTATTATGTAGCCACAATATACATAACAAATATGGGCAACAGGCAACCACACACAAAAAAACCTCTTCCCTCATACAAAAAAAACCCCCCCTTGCACAAAAATAATTGAGGGGAGTTGGTAAATAAGGCATTTTTTCATTTCTTTGGATTTTTTTCAACTTGTATTACGTTTTTTTTGTTGTGTTGGGTTTAAATATCTGTATTACGTTGTTTATTGTATGGCTAAAAGGACTTTTTCTTTTCGTGCTTCTGATGAGTTGCTTGGAAAGTTTATTGTTGGTTGCGAGGCGCAGGGGCTGAAGCCTTCTGTTGTTTGTAGGCGCATGGTTGAGGATTGGGTTAAGGAGTTGAGTGTTGATGGTTTTGATTGAGAAGATTAGGGATGGTTCTTTGTTGGAGGAGTTTTTGTTGGATAGGGCTGCTCTTGGGGTTGAGGCTCGTGATTTGGCTGAGCTTGTTTCTGAGCAGCTTGATATTCCTGTTTCCGCACACGATGTTGATTTGTTTTTGAGTGAGGCTCATGATAGGATTGATGCTCGCAGGGCTGAGTTGAAGCAGGAGATTTTAGAGTCTTCCCCTTCTGTTTTGCGCAGGCTTGAGGATATTAATTTGAGGATTTTTGACAAGCTTGAGGAAGCAGACTTGGATCAGTTTCCGAAGGTTGTTAATCAGTATCATAAAAATCTTGAGCTTATTGCTCGTTTGCTTGGTGAGCTTAAGGAATCTCGCGAGGTTTCTTTTCGTGCTTCTTCTTTTCTTGAATCCCTTGAAGGTCTTTTGTTCTTGGAATCTAAGGGTTTGCTTAAATTGAATGATAGAGAGAAGCTTGAGTTATTATTGCGTGAGGGTTAGGTTGGTTATTATGGTTTTGTCTGAAGGGGATGCTTCTAAAGGCGGTTCGTTTGCCCATATTGGCTACGACTATCACAAGGGAAATAAGGGAAAACTGAAAGGTTTTTTGAAACCTCGTTTGAAGTAGTTTTAAAATGGTTTTTTCTATGTCTGGAGAAGAATCTAAAGGTGCAACTGTTAGTTTTTCTGGTCTTAATCACCGCTTGCTTGAATCTTCTTTTGAATTTTTTTCTTCTTCTCTTCTTAATAATTTTGTCGCTGATTTCCACAGGGAAATAATTTCTTTGGTTTCTCCACAGGCGGAGAATAATCGCTTGTGTTTTGTTGCTCCTCGTGGGCATGGAAAGTCTGAGCTTCTTGGTGTTGGTTTTCCTTTGTGGCGGGCTTTTCATTCTAAAACCCCTTTGAATATTTTGATAGTTTCAGCAACTGAGAAGCAGGCTGTTCATTTGCTTGACAGGGTAAAGTTTTATGTTGAGTCTGTTCCTCTGTTGCGTGATGTTCTTCGCCCTAATAATGTCCACCAAACTAAGTGGGGCGGGACAGAGATTCGTTTCAAGAACGGGTGTCGGGTGGCGGCTTACGCTTTGGGACCTTCTATCAGGCACGAGCATCCTGACCTGATTGTTTGTGATGATATTTTGCGTGATGAAATTGGTTCTAATGCTTCTACTAAAAATATTTTTTATGAGGTTGTTGTCCCTGCTGCTGATGCTGCGCAGCTTGTTGTGATTGGAACTCCCCAATCTTTCATTGACTTGTTGTCTGAATTAAAAGGGAATGATTCTTGGGTTTCAAGGACTTGGCGGGCTGTTGAAGTTGATGAAGCCACTGGGAAGCGCACTGCTTTGTTTCCGGAACTTTTGCCTTTGGAAAAGCTTGATGAAATCAAGGCTTCTATTCCTTCTGTTTCTTGGTCTAAGGAATATTTATGCGAACCTATTTCAAGCGGTTCTTCTTTATTCCCCTGGGCTTTGATTGAGAAAAGTATTGATAAGTCTTTAACAAACATGGAAGAGGGGAAGAAATCAAAAGATTATTTTCTTGGGGTTGATGTTGCTTTATCTGATGCTGATTCTGCTGACAGGACTGTGTTTGTTGTTGGAGAAGAAACCAGCAAGGGCCTTGTTGTTCGCAAGGTTGAAGTTCGCAAGGGTTGGTCTTCCGACAGGATTTTTCAGCGTTGCCTTGACCTTCATTCCAAGTTTGTTTTTAAGCGTGCTCTTGTTGAGCAGGTTGGTTTGTCTTATGACCTTGCGAATGAGTTGATGAAGCATCCACTAACTCGCAGTTCTTTTGAGGGATTTAAAACTTCACGCACTTCTAAAGAGAATATTCTTGGTGGGTTGGAAATTGTTTTTAGAAATGGTGCCTTGTCTATTCCTAAGCACGATATTTTGATTGAAGAACTATTATCTTTTGGTGTTAAAGAACATTCTACAGGCAAGCAGACTTTTGAGGCTTTGGGTGCACACGATGACACTGTTAGTGCCCTTGCGTTGATGGTTGAAGCTTCTAAAGGCCAAAGAGGGACTGTTTCCCTTATTACTGTATAACAATCGTATTACGCTATATTTTTTGCGTTTCAGAGGGGTGGTTTTTTATATGAGTTCCTTATGTATATTTACGCATGGCTATTGACTCTTCTCCTAAAAAAACAAGCGTTGGACTGCATTTAGTTGAAGGCGGTGCAAGCGAGTTTGGAGCCTTTGGAAACATTCATAATAGTTCTCGTGGGAAGGCTTTGGATTATGAAGATATGTATAATTTTTTAAAGATGTCTCCTGAGGTTATGGGAATTACTCAAGCTGTTTGTGATGATTTAATGGGTGGTGGGCCTGTTGAATGGACTGGATCTGATTCTGCTGTGAAGGCTGCAAAGGAATGGTCAAAGCGCAATCACTTCAAGAAAAGATTGTACTCTGGGTTGCAGGATTATGTGCTTACTGGAGATGGTTATCTTGGCACCACTGTTTTAACTCAGAAAAAGTTTCTTCAAATTTTTGACGGGCTTCGGAAAGCTTATGGTTTAACGAGTCCGAACAGGTTGTTTCACAAAATTCGCTCACGAGACAATTCTTTTCTTTATCCCCGAGAACTGTTTGTATTGAAGACAACCACGATTACTATTGATTATGACAAGCACGGGAGGATTAAATGGTTTGTTCAAAAAGTTCCTGGAATTTCTCAACCTGTAAAGTTTTCTCCCGATGAAGTTATTCACTTGTCTTTGAATAATTTGGGACATGATGTTTATGGAAACTCTCCTTTTTGGAGTTGTTTGAATGAGATGGCTTCTTTGTGGTATGCAAAGGATTATGCCGGAATGTTTTTTCAAAACGATGGGACGCCGGATAAGATTTATAAGTTTCCTGATGAGAACCCGAAGTCTGCTAATGTTAAAAAGTTTGTTCGTCAGTTGAAGGAATTTAAAAAGGCTAAGAAAAAGCATTCTTCAATGGTGATTACTGGAAATGTGGGAATTGAATCATTGAATGATTTTAATAAGGACTTGGAATTTCCAAGTCTTATTTCTGTTTTTACTGAGAGGCTTATGATGGCTTGGAACATGCCCCCTACTCGCTTGGCTTCTCTTTCAGGGAACTATCGTTCTGCGCTGGAAGCTACGGATGGGTATTATAAGAAAATCAACAGGATACAGTCGGAATTAGAGGAAACTTTAAACAATGAGTTGTGGTGGAGATTTGGAAATGTTGAAATGCGCTTTCCAAGAGTTTATAAAAGAGATGAATCAAGAGAAGCAGATATTGTTTCCCGTCTTGTCGGCAGGCCTGTTTGGACAGGCAATGAAGGCAGAGAATATCTTGGAGGTAAGCCCATTAAGGATCCGTCAATGGATGTTGTTGCTGAGAAAGCAAGCAAGGCTCTTGGTCGTTCACAAGAAGACAAGTTGCCTGAAGAAACAGGAAACCAGTTTATGTCATCTGCTGAAAAAAAGATGTTTTCAAAAGATGGAAGTTTGCTTGTAAATAATTTTGACCAGTTTATTGCAATAGTTGAACAGACAGACATTCCATTTAATAGGGCAAAAGTTTTTGTTGATGAGCTTGAGGATTCTTTTGTGTTTTATTTTTCTGATGATATTTGGGCTTATCGTTGCGAATTAAAGAAAAGAGATAAATCTTTATATTCTGTAAATGATGAGGATTTTTACCAAAAGTTTTTGTCTGGAGCCATTAAGGTAAAGGGTAATTTTGGTGGGAGGTGATTTATGAGTGCGCCTGATTCTCGAGAGCATGAGATTGATTCTAAAACGAAGCGTGTTCGCTTGTTTGGAGTAACTTCTGCTGGAGAAATTTTGCCTGTTAAGGTTGTGGATGATGGAAACGGCTACGGAAAGCTTTCTTGCTCTGTGGAGTAGTTTTGCCCGATTAAGTCGTTTTCGATTCAAGTTCCATTTATTCTGATTTAGATGATAGGTATGTGAATGTGTCTGGCGACACAATGTCTGGTGACTTAAACATAGATGCTGATTTAGATGTTTCAGGTCACATGGCTCTTGGAGCTGATGCTTCTGTTGATTCAGACCTTGTGCTAAACATAGTTGAAAACCTTTCTTTCGTGAATAAGACCAATACTTTGATGGGGTTTAAATCAACTTGGACTCCTTCTGAGCTTCTTTCGGAAACTTCTCACTTTTTTGGTTTGAGCGTAGAGGGATATTATGATGATGCTGGAGCAGGATATGACCATGGTGCTGGGCGTGCAGGAATATTATATCCTTTTCGGTCTGATGCAGTAATTACTGGAACAACAACAGGAAATTTTTACAGGGAAAGTGCTTACAGAGGCGGGTCCTATAACCGTGGTTCAGGGAATATTTTTATTGCTGAAGGATTTTACGGCTTGATTGTAAATGATGATAGTGAAGGGAATGATACGGGGGATATTACCAATGCTTATGGTGCAAGAGTGGAAGCACGTAATGGCAAAGCAACTGGTGTGATTGAAAACTATTATGGGATGTATGTTGGAACTCCGCAGGGAGGAGGCAGTTTTACAAATGTTTATGGTTTTTATATATCTGATTTAGATGTAACTGGTGTGACTAATAGTTATGGAATTTATTTTGAGGGAACGGGAACAGGTAATGGAATTAGTTGGGCTGGGAACACAAACCTTTATCAATCTGAAGCTAATGTTTTGAAGACAGATGACAAGTTTGAGTGTACTAATGCAGATATAGGGGACGGAACAAACTACACAGAAATCAAATCAGATGGCTCGCTTGTTTTTCATGGAACTGCAAGAACAAAGAAAAGTATTTGGATTCAAGCAGAAAGCTTGAGAGCACCCGGAACAAATGGAGCAACATTCACAGACGCAGGAATAACGGGAGCGTGGGAGTTTGCAGATAATGTTACAAGATATGTGGTCTGCAAGTTTCCGCTCAGAACAGACATTGACAGAACAGAAGATATTGAACTTGTATTGGGCGTTTTCGTCAGCTACAACAGGAAATTGTAAATGGCAAATAGAATATCTGTTGCGGGGCGAAGATGAGGATATGACTGCTGTAGCTGAAAGTACTGAAACAGAAACAGTTGCTTCATCTGGAACTGCTAATGGTTTGGTTCTTACAACTTTCACAATACCATCTGAAAACATATCAGAAACAGACCATTGCGTTTTAATCAGAATTGCAAGAGTTGGAGGAGATGCGGCTGATACTATGAGTGCTTCTGCTTTGCTATCGGGTTTATGTTTTCAGTTTACTTCTGACAAAATAGGGGGTGTAATGATATGATTGTAGAAATAGAATTGCCAAAAGAGTTGGAAAAATATAAAGACGATTTTGTCGCTTACGCAATGGAAGCGATTGAAATCAAAAAGGCAGAAGATGACACAAAAGTGGATAATAAAGCAGTTAAGAAAGCTGTAAAGGAAAAAGTAGAAGAAGTGAAAATAGACGGCAAAACATGGGGGAAAATCATGGAAGAGAAAAAAGCAAAAGAATTAGAGGAGATAGAATGAACGAAAAAGAAGAGAAAAGCATAAAGGAAAGAATAAAGGAACTGGAAAAAGAAACAGAAGTAAAACAACAGACATTGCAACAAGCGCAAAGAGTTCTACAGCAATCTCAAGCTGATTTAATAGGTTTGCAGGGTGCGTTGTTTGAATTGAAAAAGCTTGTTGGCAAGAAAAAGAAGGCTTAACCCCTCTTTTCTTTCAGATGGGTTTTTATAGCACTTTATTATGTATATTTACGATGCCTAAAGATGAAAATTTTCAAATGTTCGTAGAGTTCACAAAAGTGGATGAAGACAATAAAATGGTTTATGGATACGCTACTACTGATTCTCTTGACTCTCAAAATGAAGTGATTGAATGGGACGCAACAGCCAATGCTGTTGAAGACTATGCTGATTGGAGAACACTTAAAGAAATGCACAAACCCGAGACTGCAGCAGGAACTGTTCCAACACTTACGATGGACGAAGTTGGCTTGTTTGCCGGGGCAGAGGTTGTTGACGACAAGGCTTGGGAAAAGGTTCAAAAAGGAGTTTATAAAGGCTTTTCAATCGGTGGAAGAATCCTTGAAAAAGAAGTGAAGCATGATAGCCTTTTAGGCAAGGATATTGGTTACATCAAAGCCTATGAACTGGATGAAATTTCTCTGGTTGACAAGGGCGCCAATCCAGATTCTGATTTTTCTCTTGCAAAAATTGACAGGAGTGCAATTAATTTTGAAGAAGAAATGAAAAAAGCCAAGATAACTGCAATGGAAAAGAAAAGGAAGCAACTCGGAAAAACAGCAGGCGAGTTTTATGCGGTTCCAAAAGAACCTCCGAGTGATTCCAAGTTACCAATTTTTGATGCTTCTCACGTTAGAAACGCAATGTCCAGATTCAATCAAACAGACTTCAGTAATGACAAGGAAAAGGCAACAGCCAAACGAAAAATAATTGCGGCTGCTAAAAAATTTGGCATTAACGTGGATGAGTTTAAAAAGCGCTACGGAGGTGTAGATATGCCGAAACTCAAGAAAGGAGATGAAGAGGAAGAGGTTAAAGACACCCCTAAGTCAGAAGGCAAGGAAAAAACAGAGGAAAAACCTAAAGAAAAAGAAGAAGCCGATAAATCTCCGGAGGAAGCACTTGCTGAAAAGCTTGGGGTTTCCGTTGGCGATTTAAACAAGGCTTTAAAGCCTTTGACAAAGGTGGAGGATTCAAGCTCGGACCTTGAAAAGAGAGTAAGTGAACTTCAGGAAACTGTTGAAAAGCTTGCTAAAGCAAATGAAGAAATGAAGAAAAAAGAAGAAGTTGAAGAAAGGGTTGCTGAAACCATTTCTAAAGCTTTCAGCGACAAGAGACTTGTTGAAAAAATAAAGAAAGAAGACAAGTTTTCAATGGGAGAAGCTTTCTTTGAAGATGAGAACTGGAACCAATTTGGAAAACCAGCCGAAAGAGAAGGAAAGGCAGATGATAAAGGGGGTGACGAATAAATGGTTGACATAAGAAAAGCCCTTGCAGAAGGTGCTGCAGGAACTGGTGGTTCTTTTGTTCCAACAGAGTATGCGAAGCGCTTTCTTGAACTTGTTCAAGCAAACTCTACAGCAATTCCTCTGTGTGAAAATCTCACTATGAAGTATGATGAGATGAAGATTCCTTCAGTGACTGCTGGAAACACAGCGTACTGGGTGGATGAGAATGCGACAATCACTTCAAGTGATTTGACCACAAGCTCAATCACTCTCACTGCAAAAAAAGTTGCTGCTTTGACTCAGATTTCAACAGAACTAATGGAGGATTCCGATCCTGCAATAGGACAGGTTGTAACTGACCAGCTTGCAAAAGATGTTGCTTTGAAAGTGGATGACGAGATCTACAACAGCACAAACTCTACTTTTGAAGGATTCAGGGACACAACGAACAACACAGACATCAACACAGTTGACGGTGACAATGCTGCAATCGAATACGACGATATCATAGACCTTCAGTCTGAAATTCAGACAGATAACTTTGATGGTGGATCCCATATAGTCATGCACCCTAAAGAGCTTGGAATGATTCGAAAGCTCAAAGATGCACAGAGCAGACCGTTGTTTGATGAGGCAACTTTTGGAAGCCCGCTTCTAAGAGAAGCTCCTAAAACAATCGGAACCATTCTTGGACTAAGAGTTGTGTTAAGTACCCAGATTCCGGTAACAACTGGAACAGGCGCTTCAACAGATGTGCTTGTCATAACACAAGGAACAAGTGCAATTTATGGGGTAAGAAGGCTCGCAAGGTTCCACAGAGAATATCAGATTGAAACAGACAACTGGAAAATCCAGACAAATCTGCGTTCAGCATTCAGTATGAAGTATGAGAAGTCTTGTGGAGTAATCCAGAACGTTACAACTTCATAGTTGTAGCGTTATCCCCTTTGGGGATTTAGGTGGTTAAGGGTGACAACAAGATATGCTTCAGCAGACCAGTTTCGTGCCGAAACAAATGTGCAGTCTGGAGAATATTCTGATTCTGATTTGGAGCAGTTTCTTGATGCTGCAACTGTTTTAATTGACAATCGTACTGGTCGGACTTGGCAAGGAATTCAAACAGTGACTGACGAATATTATGATGGAAATGGTGAAACTTTTCTTTTCTTGGATAATGTTGATTTAACGAGCTTGGATGCTCTTTCAATTAATGAAGATTTTGATGGAACTTACACAAGCGTAACGCTTGATTACACTCGCTATTATTCTGCTACTGGGCGCATTGAATTGGATGTTGAGAATTCTGATTCAAAAATTGAAGTTGATGCTTTCATCAAGGGCCCGAAAACAGTTAAGGTTTCTTACAAGTATGGGCACGCTGCTCCTACCGAAGAGATTACTGAATTGTGCATTTTGATTGTGGAGTATAGGTTAAATCCTACTGCTGCTTTAAGAAGCGATATTGATCGGAGGATTCGTGAACTGAAGGCGGATGGTGTTGAAGAAATTTAAATACATATTTACACATATGTGTGAATTTGAAACTGCGTAAGCGGGTGAGAACATGACTGGATATTCAGAAATTTTAGATGGATTGCAAAGTAGTCTTCACACAATAATTAGTGGAGATGCTACGGTTACTTCCTATACAACAAACATTGTTGATGGTTTGCCTTATTCTCAAATGATGAGAGGAAAAGGATTTCCTTATGTTCAGGTTCCTATCGGGACTTTTTCAGAATCTCAATTCACTTCGACAAAGAAAAGAGTTTTGGTTGACACTACAATAACAGTCTTCGATAGGATTGCATCAAATACAAGAAAAATAACAGACGCAGTAAGAAATGCAATAGAAACAGCTAATTCTACAACACGCACGAATGGTTTTTATAACCCAAAATTTGTTTCATCGTCTATGACTTCTTCCCTTTTACCAGATGAAAAACCATTGTATGAATATCGCTTTACTCTGCGATATGAATGGAGGGGAGCTGTATGAATGTTGTTGTTGATGATAAAGCACTTAGAAAGTTTGTTCAAGACCTTGAGATTAACATTCCAACTCGTGTTGCTGACAAGTCTGGGGATTTTATTGCACAGAGAGCAAGAGAAAACTTGTCCGGAGTTCATTGGAATGGTGAGTTGGAAGACAGTATTTCAAAACCACCAGCTATGAATAAGACTTGTGTTGTTGAAGCAACAGCGCCTTATGCTTGGCGGTTTGAAGAAGGTTGGACTGGGTGGGAGCCACAATCTGCTTTGCTTTTAAAATGGGCTGATTATAGGGCAGGCAGAAAGCTTGTTTCAAGGATTTTAGCAGAAAAAGGAATTAATGTTGACTATTCTGAAAAAGGCAGGGCAACAGAATTTATGGGAAAAGCTTCTCGGTCGCTTGATGAAAACAAAGCAGCCACTTATGTAGAAGAAAGCATAAAGGAGGTGACATAAACATGGCAGTTGAAGGATGGTTTGGAAAAGACGCGAGAGTTACAATGGAACTCAAAGGTGGTGGAAACACTACTGAGATTCATGGAAGCATTACTTCCTACAGTGAAAGCGGAGCCAAAAAAGAAACAGAATCCATTCCTGTATTTGGCGGTGGAAACATACCTAAAGAAATGGTTCAAGAAGATCTTGAAGTAACATTCGAAGTCGTTCCAACAGACTTGACTTTTTTCGAACCGCTGAGTGGAGAAGCGGTAACGGAAACAGTTGAAGTAGTTAAATCAACTTCTTCCTCAGCAGAAGATTACAGAGTAACTATTACTTGGGGAGAAGGATTCAGTGGAACTCCAGAGGAACCGAATACTGGAGAAGCATTAAGGTACACTTTTGTGAACTGCAATGCTACAACAGTAGAGTGTTCGGATGATGCTGATGGAGAGCTTGTTGCAACAGTTACATTCAAGCTTGCACCAACAGACTCGTCAGGGAATCCTCAGATTTTCAGAGAAAGAACACCAGATGCTTCAGCAACACCGTTTCCAGATCCATATGGTGATGCGGCAGTACGACAAGCATTTGATAGTTACGCATAAAGGAGGTAAGAAATATGAGTGAGAAGGAAATTTTGGATGGAAAGAAATCCAAATCTTTCAGGAACTTTATGATTTTCCAAATGGAAGAAAATCAGTATAAGCGCTTTGAAAGGTTTTGTGCAGTGGAGGGATTGAACTTTGCTCCGGCAATAACAATGTTGCTGAATTCTTGGGACAATGTTCACGCTTACTCTGAATTGCATGAGCGTTTAGAGAACTTGGAGAATTCGCTAAAAGAAAAAGAGCAAGAACCGAAAGGAAAGAAAACATGGGGTGGAAAAAAATGAAGATAGATGCAGTAATGAAGAAACTGGAAAAGTTTCACGGAAAATCAAAAGAAATCAAAGTAAAGAATGATGATGGCGAAGACATTGTTTTCAAAATCTATCAGCTTCCAATGAAGTATATGCCTTTGTTTACTAAGATTCAAATGTTCAATCAAAAGCTTGGCATAAAAGAACCAGAGAAAGGAGAGGAAAGACAGGATCCTGATTTATCTTTGTTGAATAAAGAGGAATTAACCGAATATGCAAACAGTATGAAGGACTTGGTTTTAACAAGCCTGGCTTTTTCCATTTGCGTGGACGAAGGTTTGATTACTTATAATGATGTAGAAAAAGGAATGCCGGCAGACGTAGTAGATAAAGTTAAGGGTGGGGTTGAATTAATGGGCCTTTCTTTCGTGAACAGGTTTGCTGAGGCAATCTTTGAACAAAGTGCTATGGAAGACGAAGAGGGTGGTGACTCAAAAAAGTCAAGCGGGAAGTCAGAGAGAAAATGAGGAAAGCATTCGGAATTGTAAATCCTTCAAAGCAAAGGTCTTACAAGCTCTTGACTGCGAACGATCTGATTTCCACTTATGAAGTTGTAATGGAACAGTATGGGTGGACTTATTGGGAGTTAATGAGTACGCCTATTCCAGTCTTTGTTGAAATTACAGAGGCAATGATTAGAAGGTTCAAGAAACAAGAAAAAGGAATAAAGAATGAAAACAAAGGAAAAGGTTGGAAAGGAAAAAGCAAAAGGTGAATTGAGATGGCTGTTGTTCCAGTAACGGTTAGTATTAATGTCCTGATGAAAGGGTTAGATCAAGTCAAGGGACTGCAGAAGATGATGAACAAGTTGAGCACAGGTGCTTCTAAAACCATTGGAAAGAACATGTCTCAAATGGCTGTCGCCACCAAAAAAGGATTGGGTTCTGTTCAACAAACGAACTCAGAGCTTTATGAATCTCTTATTAAAAATACTCAGAAGATAGCTTATGCTCAGCAGACAGGAATTGACACTCAGAAAGTAATGACTAATGAAATTCTTGAGTCAAACAATGCAGCCATGATTTTGAAGAGCAGGGGAGTTGCAGGGGTTGATAAAGCAATCAGGCAAACAACCGCTTCTGCTCGGGGCTTTAAAATGGAATTCCTTTCCATAATGTTTTTTGGAATGTTTCTGCAACGTGTTTTTGGTGGCTTGTTGAAAGGAATGATGAATGCTTTCAACAAAATTGACAAGAAAGGAGTCATGCCATTGTCTCGTTCCCTCACAAGGCTGAAAGCTGCTTGGACTTTTTTGCAGTTTTCAATTGTTCAAGCAAGCGAGGGCTTGCTTACAGGGCTTATTACTAAGGCTGTTGAATTGCTTGACTGGTTCTCTGCTCTTCCAGAGGGCTGGCGACAACTGATTTTTGTAGCCGCTGGTTTTTTGGCTTTGCTTGGAACGATTGCTTTTACTGTTGGAACATTGAAGCTTGCATTTGGGGGAATAGGAACCATTCTTGCAAAACTTGGGATTCCTGCAACTTTGAGTGGAAGCTTAACAGCCATAAGTAGTTTATTGGTTAAATTAATGATTGCGATTGTTATTTTAAAATCAATATGGGAATCCAATTTTGGAGATATTCAAGAAATTGTTGAAAGTTTGGCTGATAACATTTCCATTAAATTTAGAAACCTGTTTGGAACAGATTTGCCAAATATTGTTTCTGGGTTTGGTGGACTATTAAAAGGAATACTTGGTGGTGATTTAGATGAAGCAGGAGAAAGCTTTAACACTTTTGCGAAAGGGGCTATCATGGCTTTTGTGAGAATTGTTTTAGCTGTTGCAGCCATAATGGCAGGAATTGTTTCTTTTGTTTCTCAAGGAGTCGCACAATTATTGCTTACTTTTGAAGAACTTGCTACTCGGAGTGGACTGGCTGTTGCAAAAGCTTTTGGAGACCAATCTAAAATTAAGGCTTTTGAGCTTGAAATAAGTGGAATAAAAAATAGGCGTAAAGATGTTGCGGGGTTATCAAAAGATATGTTTGTAGGAATTTCTTCTGTTTTAACTAATATGGAATCTGGAGCTGAAGCTCTTACAAACGAACTTTTCAAATCTAATAAACCAATAACTGATATGGAAACAAAAACTTCTAAAGTCGTAGGACATTGGGATTTAATTAATCAGAAAATTAAAGAAAGTAATGAAACTCTTAAATTATCTTCTCAAGTAGGGGCTTCTTTTGGGGAACTTCCTATTATGATGGGTAAAGGATTTGAAGCGAATATGCCTGAATTAGAGAAAAAAATAAATACTGCGCTTGAAAAAGCCAGCGCATACTTTCCTGCATCTGCTCCGAAAGCAGGTCCGTTTTCAAACCCGACTCCTTTTGTTCGAGGGCAGTTGCTAATCCTACAGTTTAGTTCAGGAATACTTGAAAAAGCTGGTTTGCTGAAAACAGTTTTAACCACTGTTTTCGAAGAAGCAATGCAGTCTGCTTACAATGCTTTCCATTTCTGGATTGATGCAATGGTTTCAGAGGTTAACAGAATGATTTCAGCAATCAGAGCACTGCAGGCAGTAAGAGCGGCTGGCTATGGTGGTGGCACGAGTACTGTTTCAATTGCTCAAACAGTAAATGTGAATGGGGCAAGAGACGTTGAAAGTGTGAGAACTGCTGTGAAAAACGAGTTAGACAAGGTTGCTCAATCTATTAAAAGACAAACAGGAGGCAGACTATGAGTTTTAACTGGGTTTATTTAAAGGATACTGGAAAGGCAAAGATTTCTGATGGGGATGAAATAACAAGCTATTCAAAAGTGAACAATGGGAATGAAATAAGGCTTAATGTTACGGATGAGTCTATGTCGATTACGAAAGCTGTTGAGCAACAGCCTTCTCTTTCAGAAAAGGATGCTACCCAGTTTTTCAAAGAAGCAGAGGTTAACAGGAACACTGTTGAAAATAGAGAATTCAGTATTTCTGGAGAGCTTAATTTTAACAAGTCTGCTGATAGGACAATATTTGCAAACTTGATTTCTGCAGTTCGAAGCCCTGCTGTTTTTGCTTTCTCAAGTGATTTCACAAGATATGATGAGAATCCAGTTAACTCTTCTTACAATGACTTGGATAATGGGAACTTTGACGAGAACCTGTTTGTTTATGTGATTGTGAAAGGATTTACTCCTTCCAAAGAGTCAACAAATTCAAACATTGTGAGTTATACATTGGACATGGTGTACACGCAGGAATGATGGTTTTATGGGATTGCATGATATGTACTTGATTCATAATGGGGCTAATGACATTACGTCTGATGTGATTAATGTGATTGCTTCAAAAGGTTTGGATACAACAGCCGGCACTCTTCAATTACAATTTAAAGCAAACGATACTTGGAATGGTTTTTTCACAGAGTCTGACAAAATAGAAGCTTACTTCAAGAATGGTTGGATTGACACTGCAAACCCTTCAACTGACGACTTGATTATTTCTGCAAACGTTAAAGACCTTGTTTACAATGCGCTTGATGGAACGGAAATACTGACTGTTGATTGTATTGATAGAACAGCTATTTTCAACAACCAGTTGCTTGGAAAGTCTTTCAGGGAAACAACAGGTTATTATGTAGCAAAGAGTGCTGATGATGGTGGAAATGAAAACAATTCAATTGTTCATTGGATAGTGAACCAGATAAACTATGCAAACAGGGAGAACGCAAACTGGGAAGACATTAAAATGGGAACGATTGACACAACATCTCTTCCTGAAGACATGTCTGGAGTAGAATATGCAGTTGCTTACAAAACATATGGAGAGGTTTTGAAAGAACTTGCTCAAGGGCGTTACACTAATGGAGAAATTTACTATTTTAACATTGATTCTCAAAACAAATTTAATTGGATTAGAAAAGCTGCAAACGCTTCCGGAACGATTGCAGAGGGAACTGACAAGATTACAGCTTACAAGATTTCTAAAGAAGTTTATGATATAGTTAATGCGGCTGTGTTCAATGCGGGTGTTGACTTGGATGGGCAGGGAATTTGGTGGTATGCTATCAATGAGGTTTCTGCTTCCGACATTGGTTTCAAGTGGGCTTTCTATTCTGATGTGAGATTGTCTGATAATTGGATTGACTCTATTTACGAGGTTGACTCAACTGGTTATGGAAGCGGTTCAACTTGGACTGATTCAACAGCATCTTGGACACCAGACGAACACATTGATTCTTATCTTGTTGTTAATGGTGCAACCAGGGGCTTTAAGATTTTAGACAATGATTCAACAACCTTGACTGTTGCAGGAGAACCAAACTTTGGGGACTCTTCAAACAAGGTTGGTTATAAAATTTATAATGGGGGAAATGCGCAGTACAGAACTGATGTGAAGAATGCTGCGAAGTCACAGGTTACTGACATGCTGAGAGCCACTGCAAAGCTCAGGTACAAGGGAACTATTTCCTTGAAAGGAACAAATTCTATTGTTGCAGGGCAGGTTTGGAACACTGAAATTGACAACCTGTCTTGGTCGTCAAGTGCTCCAAAGAAACTGAGAGTTACTGATGTTGACCATACGATTTCTCCGGGTGGCTGGACTACTCAAATAAGCTTGAAGGAAGATGAGGGAACAGAGGGTGTGGCTGTATGAAATGTTTTTGGTGTGAAACAGAAATTGGGTTGAATGAAAAGAAAGTTGAAAGCGGAGGGCTTTCTTTTCACAAGGGCTGTTTTAAAGAGGCTTTTGACAAGCTAAAGCAGTTGGCTTTGGAGAGAACTGGAAAGGCAAACGATTTAAAGGAGAAAATCCATAGTTTAAGGGGGAAACAGCATGCCGTCTGAGTTTGAAAACGAGTTGATTGCCCAGCGAAAGAAAGATCAGGAACTCGAACGACAGCTTGGCAGCCTGCCGGATGTTATCGGTATCCTTCACGATTTTACCGCAAACCTTTACTGGAAGGTTAAAAGAGTTGTTGTGCGAAAGAGAAGCATTACTGCGGGAAATGAATACTTTATTTTAAGCCATCCAAGTTATGGAAAGCTTTCTGTGAACAAGCTTGGTTCAAAGCTTGCTGCTTTCGATGCTTGGACGACAGAATATGACTCGGGGGAATTGTAATGGTTTTCTTGAACAAGGGGTTGGAAGAAGTGAAAAACTGGCTGTATGGCAGGACAGCAGGAGTGCCTTCTGAAATAATTCTTGGAGAAGGCGGAACTGCTCCAACAGAGTCTGATACTTCTCTTGAGTCTGCTGTTGACTCTACTTCAAAAGTGTTTTCTTCAAAAGATGAGACAACATACACTATTACTTTTGAACACACGCTTGGAATTTCTGAGGGAAACGGTTTTGCGTTTAGAGAATATGGTTTGGTTTGTCCGACTGCTGGAACTGGTGGCGCAAGCACTGTTTTGTTCACGAGAAATGTTGCGCCAGTTATTAATAAGTCTGAGGATGAAGAAATGGAGACAACAATCAAGGTTGAGATTGATAATGAGGTGTAATGGTTTTAAGTAAAACAAAAGGAGTTGTAATACACTATGGCTGGAAAAGAATTTGTTAATGATGAAGTTTTGATGGCTTGTTCAATAGATAATTTGAAAGAGTCTGGAAAGGGTAATGTGGTTGTTAGTGGTTGTGAGGTTACTGCAAACGCCACTCCAGATATGTTTGTTAATGTTTCAAGTGGGGAAATTATTATTAATGGACTTCCTGTGGCTATTTCTGCTGTTGACAATCAAGCGATTACTGCCGCTCACGCTACTCTTGACAGATATGATATTATTTGTGTTGGGAGCAATGGAACTGTTGATTATATTTCTGGAACTGCTGCTTCTGAACCTAAGCCCCCTAATCTTACTGCAGACCATGTTTTGCTTGCTATAATTACTGTTGGAGCAGGAGTAACTTCTATTGATTCTGGAGATATTTCTGATGAGAGAATAATTAATGCTAATCCATATAGGAAAAAAGGAATGTTTTTGAAAGCATCTTATTCAGGTTCAGTTGATAACCTTACATCAACAGGAACCACAATTCAAACAATTTCTTTTGCAGCAGGAGAACTTAACCACGATGATTTAGTTATTATTGAAATGAGGGGTTCCAAAAAAGGTGGAACTGGAAATCCAACGGTGCATTTTGATGTTGATGGAGTTGAGTCAAGCTCTTGGACTATGTCAGGAAACACTTGGATTACTACAAAAATAGGAGAACGACAAACAGGAACTAGTGGGTGTCTTATTCGAACACATGGGATTTATGACACTGAATCATTGTTACAAGATTTAGATTCTGGTTCTCCTGATGGTGGGGATGACTGGTTTACTGAAGCTTGGGATTTACTTTTGGTTGGAGTTGGCGCAAACAATGATGAAGATTTGTATTATAAAATATCAGTTTATGTTTTGAGGGGAGAATAATGTGTTTGGAAAAGATTTTTTGCAAGCGAGTTCAAAAAGAGTCTGATGAATGGAGAACCAAGTCGCTTGCTTGTGCAACCGCTCTTGGAAACTGTCAGAGGGAAAGAGATGGTGCAAAGCGTGCACTTGAAACAGCAAATGAGGAATTGAACAGGCAGAGAGCTAAAGTGGAAAAACTTGAAGAAAGGTTGAACGAGCCGAGTGAGGAGGAAAAGCTTTGGGAAGAGTATTGGAATTCAAAGTATCCAAAGAAGGTCATTAAGTATTCTGGAAGAGTGTTTCCAAGCAATCCAAAGTCAAGTTATTCTATTGATGTACGCTATTTTTTCACATGTTCTCGCCCACTTATTGAGTTAGTGGAATCCAACAAGCTGAATACTGGCTCCTATGATGAGAGGGCTTTAAAGTGCTTGAAGTGGGTTAGGGCAAACATCAAGTATGCGTCTGACCAGTCTACTTTTGGAGCAGGAGAATACTGGAGTTTTCCACCAGAAACACTTTATACCAAGAAAGGCGATTGTGACTCTGGTGCAATTCTTTTAGCCAACTTAATGATGGCAGCAAAAGTACCATACTGGAGAATTCGATTGAACGCAGGGAGTGTGAAAGGAGGAGGTCATGCGTATGTTACATACTGCAGGGAATCAGACAACAAGTTTGTTGTCATGGACTGGTGCTATTGGTACAATTCAAAACAGCCAGCTGACAGGAAACTGCATTCTGAAAAGAAAGATTATTATGGCATCTGGTTCAGTTGGAACAGGCAATTTGCTTTTGGAAAGATGCAAACAATGAAAGGAAAGCCACGAGAATTCAAGGTGGGAAAATGAATACTCCAAAAGAATTAATTTCAGATGGAAATGGAGGGCACTTGTGGAAAGGAAAAATGGATAGTTTTCAGGGATATACTGCGGCAAAACTTGATTCTATACATGAAGATATTCAAAACATGAATAAAGAAATTAAAGAAAACACAAAGATGTGCACTGAGAATAAGTCGGAAATCAAGTCAATAAAAGCAATAGCCGGAGTGATAGGGGCTGTGTTTGGGTTTATTGCTTCAGGGCTGTTTGCATTTATTGGTTTTTTAAACGGAGGGTTAAAATGACTGTGAAGAAAGATTTGACTTTGGATGGAGCGGCAATAATCCTGATTGCTCTTGGAATTGACGCAGTGCAAGCAGGAGATGCTTTAACAGGAGCAGGGCTTGTTGTGCTTGGGCTTGGAGTAATTGCTGTTAAATATTTCACAAGACAGCCTATTTAAAGCCATTGCAATAGCGTGGTTTTAAATTAGTTAGTGACAGGAAATTAACTCAAAGGGGGTGAAGTCACATGGATGTTGTTGACGCATTAGTAAAAGTTGGACCAGCCATTACTGCAATGGTAGCTATAGTGGTTGTTGTTCAAGCAGCTCTTGGTGCACTTTAAATCGCACAACGGGGAGTTCATCGGAAAGGTGCTCTCTCCACCCTCTTATTATTTAAAGACGTATTACATTATTTATATGGTAATTGAAAAAGCAGGTCTGGTTTTTGAAGGCAAATCAGCTTCCTGCTTTCAATTATCGTTGGTAGGTTGGTAGGAAATGAAATTGCTTAAGAACATTATCGGAAAAAAAGTAGCTGTTTATTATAATGATATTTCTAATTCTGTTGCCAAAATAGAAGGCGTGTTAATCGACTTTGATGAAACAGAGCTTCAAATCAAAGAAGAAAACAAACACAGCTCTTCTCTTACAATTATTCCAAAGTCAAAGTATATTCGCTTAGAGGTGAGGGAATGACTTGGACCTATTTCCAACAGCAAATTCACCCAGTCCTCGAGTACGCAAGCCAAAGAAATAAAGGTTCAACAGACCTTGTGAAACGAAGCAGGATAACAAAAGAACTGAAAAAAGAATACGATGAACAAAACTTTGACGAACTGAAAAAAAAACTCAAAATACTCAGTCCAGAAGCAGACTTGGAAAAAGTATTCCAATATATTGACTTGCTAAAAATGGATATCTCAAAACAAAACACAGCAGAAACCCAAATAATCCCAATACAAATAATAGAAGCAGTCATTCAAAAATGCAATTCAGATCATCAGGTTGTAAAGCTTCCAAAAAACTATTCTTATGAAAATATGAAACTGCTTTCCAAAAAAGTGTTCGAAAACGAAGGAAAACAGAAACTTGCTTTTTTCATTTCAAGCGAACAAGAATGGAAAGGCAGAGTCACAACAGCACTTTATCCGAATGAAACAAAAAACGTTCCCCTAATAGAAGCGTTTGAAAGTGCTCGAGACGGAACTGTATGGCTTCGTTTCTTTGGAGAAAGAGCAACAAAATCCAAGCCGTTTGACGAGCTTCATCACAGGTTCTTTTTCTACAGGTTCAAGGTTGGAACAAAAACCTACATCTTGTTGTCTGAAAAACCTGTTGACTCTGGTTACTGCAAAATTGTTGGAATGAAAATAACTCAACCAGACAATGTGCGGGTAGGAGAAGACTTGAGAATACAGGTTAATCAGGATTTCATTTTTGCTTTCAAAGTTATTCCGGAAGATGAGAAAATTTCAAGAAAAGAAGTTGAAGAAAAAACAAGCGAGTGGAATGAAGAAAAGCTTGCTTGGCTTGTTTTTGGAAAACACAGGCATCCCCGATGGTTCGAATGGCTCGTGTACTCCTGGCTGTTTTCAGGAAAGTTTGACGGTTACCCGCTTCACTTGGCAATAATGGGCCCTGCCGGAACAGGAAAAACAAGAGGAATTCTAATACCTTTGACTTTTCAAATCCCTGAACCAGAGCCAAAGTATTTTTTTGATGGAACAAAATCAACTATTAAAGGGCTTATTCCAAACTTTGGCGGCAGAGAATTTGATGAGGGATATTTTGCACAGTGCAGGAGAATTGCTTTGGTTGACGAGTTCTTAACTGCTTTGAAGAGGGCGCATACCCACAGTGGTATTCAGAACGCTCAGGAAACAGCGATGCTGACAACCTTGCTTGAGCATTTCCCTACTCCTGCTTCAAGCGGAAAAACCAAGCCTGTTAAGGTTACTTCAAGCGCAAAACTTTTGCTTACTACTAATCCAAAGCATGGTTTGAATGACTTGGTTGCTTGCGCTGACTCGCTTGATAATCCTTTCATGTCCAGATTGCTGTGGTATAATCAGAACAACAACCATATTGGCTTTGTTCAAAAGAATCAAACAAAAGTTGCTTCTCTTCCAGAGGAAGAAAAGTATGCGAAGCGAGATCCTTTGTTTACTCAGGTTTTTGACTATTTAAACGGATTCGTATTAAAGATTGACCTTGATTGGATTGATGAAAAAATTAAAGAGTATAAGTTGTTGATTCCAACTGCTTTGCAGGAAATTTACAATGCAAGGTATTCCCATCATTTAATGTGCTTGGTTGATGGAATTGCTAAAACCAGATGGCTGTTGAAGAAAGGAAAGTTAGAGGTTGTGAAACAGGATTATGTTGTTGCTGAGGAAATTTTTTCAACTATTTTAATGAGCTGGGGTTTGAATGTGAACTTGAAAGCCGTGCCTTTACGAACCAGAGAACGTTATTTGAACCTGCCTCAGCAAAAGGTTTATGACTACGTTTGCAAGAGCGGTGCAATAGGAACAACTGAGTTGAATGAGTCAATGAAGACAGATGTTTCTGACGTGGTTTTGCAGTTATCCGAATTAGAATTGTTAAAGAAAGTGGGTGACAAATGGTTTCCTCATTGGCATGAGGCAACTAAAAACGACTTGGAGGTCGATACAGATGACGGAAAAGGATGAAAGTAAGCCTGTTGAACCAACAGACTATAATGAAAACAAGCCAGTTAGAGATGATGTGATAGAAACAGAAGTCGGAGCCAAAGAATTTGAATCTCCTTATCTTTCTTTCAAAGAGGGAGAGGAAGTTGAAATGGTTCTCGAGAAAGTGGTTAAGGTTGAGGGCAAGGATCCAGACTTTAATCTTTCAAATGTGAACTACAACTACGAGCTTCGTTCCAAAGAAGGAAAGACTTTGACCATCAGCACTTGGGCTGCTTGGAAAGCATTCAGAGAAATGTTGAGAACAGTATCTGAGTCAATGGATCCAAAGGATTTGTATGGGAAGAAAATAAAGGGCTTTCACCCGAAGAGAGGAAAGTATTCTTTCGAGGTGATTGAATAGTTGGGTTTTAAGTGGGGTGTGTAAAGAAAGACTGTTTTCCCAGAAGACTTCTTTCGCATCTTGCCCCACTTTTTCCGACTAATTTAAATAAACGTATTACGTTTATATATGGAGTGGACTTAAAATGGGTAATTTGAAAAAACTGGTTCAGAGGCTAATGGTTGAAGAAAATATTCCTCTGCATCGAATGCGGAGTCACTTGGAAGCTTGTGGCTATGTCTTGTGTGATGTGCTTGCTCGTGGTGAAGCACTTCAAAAAGGGGTTCCTCAAAAGTATTCTCAAGAAGATGTTGAACAGGTTAAAAAGTTAAAGGAAGCTGGTTGGTCTTTGTCTGAGATTGCTGGCGAGACGAATGTTCCTGTTGGCTCTGTTTCTTATATTTTGGGGTTGAAAAGATGAGTGAAGAAGCAGAAATTTACTGGCTTGAGTTTGAAGCAGAGTTGTGGATGGAGTACGGGGGAATGATGGATGGAAACTAAAAAAAAGATTGCTGTCTGCATTCCACTGCAAGACCATGTTTGTGGTGGGTTCTTTCAATCCTTTTTGGCTTTAACAGATTTTGCTCGTCAAGACTTTGACTTGAAAATTTTTGTTTCGGGAATAAAGCCGCTTGACACTGCTCGAAATTCTCTTGTTTCCAATGCGCTTGAAAACGATTGCGATTACATTTTGTTTCTTGATACAGACCATTCTTTTGACTATGGGCTTCTTGACAGGTTTGAAGACTTGAATGTTCCCATAGTTACTGCCCGTTATGCTTTGAAAGTTCCCCCTTTTAAGGAAATTTCCAATGGATTAGGTTTTGCTTTAATTAACTCAAAGGTTTTTGAAGCAATTCCTTCTCCTTGGTTTTCTTTCAGGTTTGATGAACAGGGCAGGCTGTTGTGCGGAGAGGATGTGGGCTTTTTTAAAGAGTGTGAAAAAGCTGGGTTTGAGATTGTTTATGGTGCTGAAAAGATTAGGCATATTGGGGGTTTTGGAATATGAGAAGTGAGAAAGTAAAAAACTATTTTTGCAAATGTGGGTATGAATTGTTTTCAAACATTCATTTAGATATTCCAAACACTAATTTGGTTGCAGAGATAAGATTATGTTGCCCTAAATGTGGTAAGATGAGTTCGTTTACTTTTAGAAATCTTGAAGGAGAGCCATATTATTCTGTTGCTGAACTGGAGAAGATTAGAACTTCCTTCAAATATGTTGAACATAATATGCTTACCCGTAAACATTTTTTTGATAACGATTTCATACATTTTCTTAAAGACAAAAAGACAGTGGAGGAGATATTGAAATGAGTTGTGCTGGGCTTTTTTACAGAGTGAATTCAATGAAAAACTTTGAAGCAATGGAAATGAAATCTAAGACATTGGATTTAAGATGGCAAATTGTTGTGGGAAAATATGGCCATGTTTGGATTGTTGACAGAGCAGAAAACACGCAAACAATGTTGATGGAAGTTGGCTCAACTCCAGCAGCCTTGTTTTTGAAAACTTTAAAACAATCTGTTCCGGAGCGTTTCAGAGGAGATGTAATAGACTTTGTAGGTGGACTGAATGAATAACTTTTATAAAAAATGTATTGGAACTCTTCTATGCACTTTTGGATTTCACTCGTTGAAACCATTGATTAACTCTCCAATAGGTTCAAAGATTTGCACTCGCTGTGAAAAAATAGTTGTTCCCAAGTGGGCAGAAGCTGCAGATAAAAAGTTTTCTAAACTAAAGGATTTACCAGAGAACAAAGATAAGAGTTATTGTGAAATAGTTTATGGTGATTTGAATGGATAAAATTCAACAAAAGCTATCAAAAAAAGGTTGGAAAGGGGACTATGACATTCAAACAGACACTTATACAATAACAAACAAAAAAGGACTAAAAATAAGTTTCTCTCGTATTTTAATAACTGGTGGAAAATGTTATTCTGAAGATTCTGACACTGTTTTTGAAGTGAGTCCAATGCCGTTAAAAGAATTTATTAAATTATGTGAAGAAGAATTTGAAAGAATAGGGGGTAAAAAAAATGGGCAGAAAAATTAACATGCTGAAGCACGCAGTGTTCAACCCGTACAGGAAACGACTGTGGAGCATCAAGCAAAACCCGCCAACAATCCTTGTAGCGACATATATTCACGAGTACAAAGACTATTCTTTTAATGCTTGGACTGACAGAATGCTTGAAATAATCCAAAACTATAAGTCCTTTGTGAACAAGCCGGTTAAAATAGACCTGCTTGTGGTTGACAATTCTGATGGAGAAAAATACTTTGATTCAATCAAGAAAAGATTGAGAAAAAAACTTGACTGCATTGGAATTGGCTCGGATATTTGGGTGGAGAGAGTGAATGGTTTCAGGAACACTCGCAAAAAGCAATGGGCTTCTCAAAAACTAATCTGGGAGTTTTCCTTAAAGCACCATTATGATTACCTTTTTCTGGTTGAGTCTGATGTGTTTCCACCAGCTCACGCTTTGCAGGAACTGTTAAAGTTCAACAAGCGAATTATTTCCGGAGTATATTCTTTGAAGAACAAGGAAACCTATGAAGCACATAAAAAGTTTTTAGAAAAAGAAAAAGAACTGGGCAAATGGAGTGATGAAGAAATTGGTGACATTCTCTGTATTATTCCATACATGCCTAAGCGACCTATTCACAGAAAACGGTTTAATGAAATGGTTGAAAGGATTGAACGCAAGCAATATGGGCATTGCGTGAGAGTCTTTGCTTGCGGGCTTGGAGTTATTTTAATCAAACGAGAGGTTTTGCGAAAGGCTTTTCCTGAAACAACTGATAAGAATTTTTTAGATTGGTTGAAGAAACTGAGGCAGGTTGCTCGAGGCACTGCTTTGGAACGCAAATTGAATGGTTTGGAGAATTATTTGATTAATGACTTGAATAACTTGATTAAGTCTCATCAAGTCATTTTGGATTCAAAGATTCATCCTGATACAAACTTTCATGTGAACTGTGAGCGCTTGGGCATTGCAAGGTTTGTGGACCCGTATTTGGATTGTTTTCACTGGCGTTCTAATTGGAAGGATTGTCCGATTGACAGGTGATTTGAATTGAAGTGGAAGAAAGGGAAGGTTGAGGGAAGTGAAAATTGATGCTAAGTGGTGCCCTAAGTGCCAAAGGATTGGTGTTGAAAAAGTACTGGACAATACTCCACAAAAGGTTGACATTTTTCATCAGTGCAGTTATTGTGGCGCCCAGTTTCACTTGGATTCAAAAACTGGAAAGTTTGTGCCCAGAACTTCTTATCAGCAAGGCAGGGTTTACAGAGTTTGGAGGGGGCAAAGATGAGAGATAAAGTAAGTGCGTTGAGAGAAAAGAAAATGAAGGAGTTGGAAAAGTGACAAAGTTTTTTGAAGAGGATTTGGTGTTAAAAAAAGACACTGTGTTTGAAGAAGGAATTGAGGTAAATGGAAATATCTATGGAAAAAATGGAGAGAAATATAATCTAACAGTAAGAGGGAATATTTCAGCAGGAGATATTTCAGCAGGAGATATTTCAGCAGGAAGCAAGGGATATTTCAGCACGGGATATTTCAGCACAGGATATTTCAGCAGGAGATATTTCAGCAGGAGATATTTCAGCAGGAGATATTTCAGCATTGGATATTTCAGCATTGGATATTTCAGCAAAGAATATTTCAGCATGGGATATTTTTGCATTGGACATTTCAGCACGGGATATTTCAGCAAAGAATATTTCAGCACAGGATATTTCAGCAGAAGATATTTCAGCATTGGATATTTCAGCAAAGAATATTTCTGCTAAAAAAATTAATTACTATGCTTTTTGCATTGCTTATG